CCGTGCAAATATTTAAGGTGCAGACACACCACGACAGAGGCTAAACTAAAAGCAAAAATAAACAGTAATGAGGGAACCTTTTAAAAGTATGATTGTAAAAGGGCTAAAGAGATTAGCAGAAAAAATTGAAACTGGTTACTATAATGAACTAACAGATGACCAATATGACAAGTTAAGATCTGCTACACTATTATACCTAGAAGTCGAAATTGAACTAGAACAACAAAGACATGGAACTACTAAGAATTGATCTAACTTTCTTTCTAACAGTATTTGGTATTATATGTGGTGTACTTGGGGGTTCTGGTGGTTTAATCATTGCCCTTATTTACCTACGTAAGAACCATAAACTAAAAGAACAGGAAATTATTATCAATACCCAAAGGATTCAAACTAGTGAAACTAAACCTCTGTATGACCTATTGGCCGAACTTCAGAAAGATAAAGAGATATCAGCTAAAGAAAAAGAATCCTATAGGTTAGAGATTGAAAATGGGCATAAAGCAAGGGAAGCTCTTGAGAAAAGGATAAGCGATATAGAAGATAGGGAAAGAAAGAGGGAGATGTTACTCCTTGAAACTGAGAAGTCAAAATTAATCCTTGAAAGAGCAATAGGCTATGGTATACGCTGCACTACAGATGAGGCAGATTGCCCAATACGTAGTGAACTAAAACAATTAAAATTAAGTTTATATGGCAAATGACATTTTAAAACACTATGAGGGTTTACATGATGGGGACCTTCACCAAATTGGGCTACAACCTAAAATGGATCCAGTAGGAATCTGGACTGAAGGTTGGGGAAGGGCAATGTTATACAAAGGCAAGTTTCTCAAAGGTTCAGCTAATGAAGCTATAGCCAATAAACTGGCAACCATCAAAACTATTGAACAGGCAGATGCTGCATTGGTATCAGACCTTAACCCAATATGGGCTATCATTGCAAGGAAGATAACCATACTATTAACCCAGTTACAGAAAGAGACCCTTGCATCTCATATATATAATACGGGGGGTAGTAGTACACTATACAACCTTATTAACTCTAGGTCACCAGAATTAGCTAATTGGTGGATGGCACATTACATTACTGGGCAAGGTAATCCAAAGCCACAACCTGGTCTAGTGTACCGGAGGAAAACAGAAGCATTATACTTTACTACGGGTGTTCTTAAATTCTACAACTAACCTTATTAATAAAAGGCTATGAACTCACCAAAAGTAACAATAAGGTTTGGAAACTCTAAGCCTTACCCGCAAATACCAAAAAATGTAGTACCTGACAATCCAATTATATTAGATGTTGATATACTAAGGGCAATTAGAGATGAAAACCCCCAATCAACCCAATTAGCTACTCTCTTTGATGATAGTAAGGACCCATATACTGAGTGGTGGTCTAATAATAATGGTGCTATGTTTGGTTCAAATACAGAACTCCAGAACTTAGTTTACTTGGGTGTAATAAAAAATCTACCAAGTATCCTAGATCCCAAAAAGTGTTATTATTTAAAGCTTGCTAGTAAAACATTAAATTCTTTAAATGTATCAGGACTAACTAACCTATTAATGATAGAGTGCAGCAATAATACAATTAGCACTTTAAACCTTAATGGACTAAACCTATTACAAACTGTTAATTGTAACAATAACACCATAACCTCATTGAGTATGGATAAAGTATCAAATGATTTCAATCTTTTTGGTTGTGGTGGTAATAGCCTGAGTCCAAGTGGTATACAGCTACTATTTAGTACTATTGTAAAAACTAGTAATGAAGGGGGTTATATATACCTAGCTGATGGTACTAACTCACCTTACCCTATGTGGCCACAACAATCAATTGATGATTATAACCTTCTTATATCTAGGAACTGGGAAATTGTATATAATCCTTAAACATAATATAAAATGAAGAAACTAAAAAAACTTTGGCTTAAACTTGTAGCTGACTTAAAGTCTGCTACACCTAAAATCTACAAGTGGATAATGGGCATCCTAATTGGTCTGGCTGGTATGGCAGTTACAATATCCTATGCTTTTGATACTTTACCAGCAGCATGGCAAACATTAGTACCTGAGACAATATTAAAAGGACTTGCAGGACTTGCTCTACTTGGTGCTGTTCTGGCAAAGAAACAGAATATAAAGTCTACTGACCCACCAGCTACTATAGAGTAACCATACACAATACTAATTATATAAACTATATAGGATGGCATCTAATAAGGTAAACATAAACATTCCCACTCCTACCATTGAGATTAAACTCGAAGGAGATTGGGCAAAAGCTGTAATGATGCCCCAGTTAGTTGTAAAATCAATTGCAGAAGGTTATGAGTTAGCAACAAGAGATTGTTCTAAAGATATCATAAGGATAGTAAAACAAGCTTTAAATACTGGCTTACCACCACCTGGTGCTCATTGGCCACCATTATCACCCACAACAATAAAGTCACATGGTAACCATACTGTATATAAAATGACTGGTTTTTATGAGAGGTCAATAGGTGTACATGTATATAAGGGCAGGGTACTAATTGGTATCCCCCTTAATATACGTGCTCCTGGGGGTTTAACTATAAATCAACTTGCTATCCTACTTGAACATGGTAGTACTAATAAGGGTGGGGGGGGTATACCACCAAGGCCCCTTTGGGCACCTTCATTAGAAGCCTATGGTGGTACTAAAAGAATAAAGAAGGTAGTTATACAAAATATAAAGAACTGTATATTTAAAAATACGGGTATAAGCCCTAAACAACTCACAATTCAATAGCCATGGTAAATACCCAAGAGATCATAGAGAGATCCATATATTCTGCACTACTATCAATTGCTATTAATCAAGGTTACTCTCTAGACCCAGCTAATTATTTGCCTGCAACACCACAATCAGCTATCACTTTTGAAAGTGATAAAAAAGCACTACTAGACTCGGGAAAATCATTTGTTGGTATATATGGTGCAGGTAACAACCAATCAAGGGGAATAAAAGAGTGCCCAAGGATAACACTAGAACCTCAGGGTTTCTTTCCTGGTGATATAGGCTTCCCCAAACAACAAGTTGATAAAAGCGAAGATGGTTCATTTTTAGTAAGTGAGTCAAACTATACTGAATCTGTTGATCAGTTGGTAAATATCCACTTAACTGCTAACAATATATCCGATATGAGGTTATTACATAACATATTAAACTCATCAATTCCTCAGAGGGGTTATATAAAACCCTATATATATGATTTAAAACCTTTTGATGGGAATATATACATACAACTATCAAACTTCTTTTCACTGCCTGATACTGATAAGGGTATAATGGAAAAAGTATACCAATTCATGGTTAAGGATACAATTTTAAATGAGTTATTCATACCAACTGGTGAAATTATATCTCCTATAAAAGACATATCATTGCTACTAAGTGAAATTGAGTTACTTAAAATAAACTAATAATTATCAACTTAATAAATTAAAAAACGTATGCCCAATTCACCTAATGTAAAGATTGGCTTTGAAAACCAAAATGTCCAAACCAGTGCACCATCCTTAGGTGTATCTCATGTATTGGCAAGGACTACCAAGGGCTCATTCAATGACCCTAGTAAACTAATAAGAAATATATCTCAGTTCAGAGATGTATATGGTAGTGAGATAGTACCTGATGGGACAATATCTAATATTGAAAAAGCCCTATCGGGTGGTTCCACATTACGTATTTGCCGTGTACCTGGGGGAGGTATAGAAAAAGCAGTTGCTTTATCTGCAGTCTATGATGAGGCAGATGGTGTAGTATATACTGATTCATTAACAGTGGTTACTGATGATATTGGAGACAGCTTCAAAATAGTTATCACAATGGGTGATTCTAGGTTAATTGAACCAATAAATAAGACAGTATTTACACTTGAAGTTGCAATGCGTACTAAAGAGTACACTGACTACCCCAACAAACTTATTAAGGTAAAACTTAATACCAATGGCCTTTTAGTTGTAGAACTTTACAGTAATGTATACCGGTACACAGATGTAAATCCAACTAACCTAGTAGAGTCTATACCTGTAATGTTACTAAAAACTGTTGATGTAGCAGGTAAATATGTAATAACTGATGTTGATACATCCCGCTTTAGTAGCTTATTGAACAATCAATCAAGTACAAACTTAGAATTTGTAATTGGTGCATTAACTAAATCCACTACAACTGTAGGTACTGTAGATACTGTTACACCACTTACAACTGTAACGGGTTTACTTAACTATATTGACCATAATAGAGATAGGTTTAAATATGGTACTGCTGATACAATTGGATATGGTAATGAGGACAACACTGGCTCTGTATTTACTGAAGGCTTGATCTACTTATTCGACGGTGGTAATACTGGTATTGCATCCACACCTGAAGATTGGATAGCCTCTATTGAATACTTAAGGGATTATGTAGATGCATATCAGATAACTTGTTCACACTTGAGCCAGCACCTTATTGAAGCTGATGCAAAAGAAGTACATATTGCAATGGCCAACTTTGTAAATGAAGTAGAAGAATTAGTGTATTATATTGACATACCAAAATATAAAACTCCTGGTACCCCAATGGTATACAGTGAACTCATCGCTTGGGTAATTGATATGATTACAACAATTGGGCATTCAAAATATGTAGCTTACTTTGGTGGGGGTTACAAGTATTACAACTCAACTGGGGTTTTAAAAAACTGCGATAATATTGGAACCATACTAGGCTTAGGTGATGCCTGTGCAACTGCTTTTGGCCCTTGGTACCATTTCTCAGGAGTAAACCGGGGTTTAGTAACTGAATCTGTTGGTCCAGTTTCACCAAACTATGGTTCACCTTCAAACTACAATAAATTAAATGAGATAGCTAATGCTTATATTAATATGTCTGTAGTTAAGGATACCAGGAGTATGGGAAAACAAACTATGTTATTCCATAACTTTACTTCTCAAGTATTGGACAATTCTGAAAAATTCTTGGGTATAGTAAGGTTAAACTTATACCTAAAGAAACTGTTGCGACCAATCCTAGAGTCTTATATTGAAGAGCCTAATACTTTCTCCACTTGGAATAGTTTATACTACATTGTTAAACCACTCCTTGATAAACTGGTTGGTTCAGCAATGGTTAGCTATACTTGGTATGGAGATCAATTTGCAACCTCTTTTAAAGACATGGAAGTTAACAAAGAGGCTGATGTAAGGGTAGGTAAATACCTAGCTAAACTATCCTACATAGATATAGTTGCTATGCAAGAAATTGTACTAAGTGTTACTATAGATGCTGTTGCTGGTTCTGTAACTATTTCAAAAACCTAATTAAATTAATAACACATGGCTAAAATAAAAAATCCTAGGAAGAAATTCCTATGGGCGATAACATTTATCAATCACCCAATAAACACTTACCTATTTCAAAAGGTAAACCTTCCTGAAAAATCGCTGGAGCAAACTGAACATGCGGATGTAAACCGAGATGTAAAGACTGCTGGCCGTGCAAAAATTGGTAACATGACTGCTGAGAAACTGGAGACAACTTCTGGTTCTGATACTTGGTTATGGGATTGGATGCAAAGTATCCAGGACACAAAACTTGGTGGTGGCTTAACCCCAGAACAATATTGGGAAACTGTAAAGGTAGATGAACTTGCAGAAGATGGGGTATCAGTTTTAAATACCTGGATCCTTGAAGAAGTCTGGCCATTAAAACTAAATGGCCATGAATGCGAAAGAAAAAGTTCAGACAATACAATTGAAACTATTGAATTTTCAGTAGGTGACTTAGATAAACTTTAATATATCCAGCATTAAAAGGTATGGCTCCAAAAGGGTCATACCTTTTATAGTTTTATAAACATCAACAACAACAAACAACACAATGGAAACAACACAACCACAAACAAGAACATTTGAATTTATTGCTCCTTCGGGGCACAGTTACACTATCAGGGAACAAAATGGTGAGGATGATGATATCCTATCAAACCCAGTAAGGGCAAAAACTTTACAGAATCTATCAGACTTTGCATCGGGTTTAATTGTAACTAACACACGTAATAGTGGAAGACTTACTTCTGATGAAATACAAGAACTCCCCGCTTTAGACAGGTATGTAATACTATTCAACTCTAGGGTATTTTCAATTGGCAAAGATGTTGATTTTGAATTTGATTGGGGGAAAGAGAATGGTGGTATAGCTCAATATGAAGTAGATTTAAATGACTTCCTATTCGATTACAGTTCTGTACCAACTGAAGAAGTATTAAACAGTAAACCTAATGCTGTACCATTCTACCCAGCACCTGAAAAAGAAAAGGGCATAGAAATAAACCTTACATCTGGCAAGGTTGTATCATTTGACTTACTATCAGGTACTGGTGAAACCTATATGGTATCCTTACCAATTAAAACAAAGAACTCTGAATTAAAGGCTCGTAACCTTAAATTGAGTGTACAGGGTAAATTTGAAGTAGTAGAAAACTTCAGGTTATTCTCAGTAAAGGATATGATGGAAATCAGGGCAAAAGTAAATGAGTATGACCCTATATTTGCGGGACAAACAGATATTGAGAATCCCCATAAAAGTGATCAGAAAACTATAATCAATGTAGTTGCTATACCAGGTTTTTTCTATCCGGGGGAGATTTAATTAGTGACTTCGCTTATGTAACAAGGTCTAAGATATACATAGACTTTGTTACATTTAGTAAACTCCCCCTAAGATTAAAAAAAAGATTCACTGAGGATGCTGAAGGGTACTTTAAAGAGATAAATAAGAATATTCCTAACATACCTACCTAAAAACAAATAATATGTTTACATCAGGCTCACCTAATGCTGGTCAATTACAGATTGGTATTGCTCTGGTACTCCAGGACAGATTCACAAACCAAGCAAGGGAAGCCTCAGCCCAAATAAGGAGGTTACACCAAGAAGCAAAGAATGTAACTAATGCTAATTTAAGTGCAGCACAGAGCCTAGCAGGTACTGGTGCTGCAATTGGAGCAGGTATGAGTATGGCTCTCTATGGTGCAGTAAAACAGGGTGCTGCATTTATAGATATGATGACTTTTGTTGATGCTATTGCAAAAAAGAATGGCGTAACAATGCAGGAGTTAACTAAGCAAGCCAGGTCATTAGGTAGAGATACCATGTTTGATTCCAGAGATATTGCATCTGCTATGAAGTTCATGGCACAAGCTGGTCTAGATACAAAGGAAATAACTGCTAATATCAGAGGTGCTGCTAACTTAGCTGGTGCAACAGGTGTATCAGTTGGAGAGAAAGGTGGAGCTGCAGATATCCTTACTAATGTTATGAAGGTATTCCGGATGGAGTCCTCAGAGCTAAATTCAAACAGAGTTGCGGATATTCTTACTAAAGTAACTACCCGGTCTAAGGTATCACTCTCAGAATTAAATGAGAGTATGATATATGCGGGTAGTACTGTAAGTAGTTTAGGTGGCTCTCTAGAGCAAACTGCAGCATTTGTTGGAGTACTTGCAGATGCTGGTATACGAGGTTCTATGGCTGGTACTTCTATGTCTAATGCATACAGGTATTTAGCAAGGTCTTTGGGTGACCCAAAATTCAAAGGCAACAAAGCATTACACTCATTGGGTTTAGGTAGACAGGATTTTATTGATGCTAAAGGCAACCTGATTGATATAGGTGCTGCAATGGTCAAGGTAAACTCTAAAACCAAGAGCATGAACAACATTGATAGGTTCAATGCTTTGGTAAGTATATTCAATGTACGTGGAGAACGTGGTGCTACCAATATGATTGCTAGTATTGATCGTTATGGTACACTATTAAGCGAGCTACAAAACAACTCTCAGGGTGCTTCAGCAAAAATCATGGAGATGAGGATGGCTAACATTGCGGGGGGTATAGATATTATGAACTCATCACTTGAGAACTTGGTATCTACCTTCACTGAAAAAGTTGCCCCCACTTTAACCCCAATATTTGTAATGATAGGTAGTATATTTGATGCAGTATCTGCTGTATTAGACATACCATTCTTAGGGCCAGCCATATCTGCTTTTGTTGTATTTGGTACACTTTTAGTAACTGTTAGACTTGGTATAATAGCTATAACTGCTGCAGGTAGGCTGATGTTCAATGACTCTACTGTATCATTTGCAAATATGATATCTGTAATGTCAGTTGGTTGGAAAACAGCAACTATGTCTGCTTCTCAATATGCTGCAGTACAAGCTGGTATATTAGCTGCACAAAATGCCGGGATGGCTGGAGGTGCAGCAAGGGCTTTTGCAGGTACTGCTGGTGCCACATTTATACATGGTAACCCAGGACAATATGCTGGGGGAGTAATGTTTAGGAATGGCAGGTATTATCAACAAACGGGTAGAGGTGCAACTGGTGTAACAAGGATATCTGCTGCTACAGCTTCTAGTGTAATGGGTGGTAAGACACCACAACAGTTAGGCATAATTGGTGCAAGTCCTGCAAGTCTAGGTATAAGGGGTGCTGGTGCTTGGGGTGCTGTTAAAGGAGTAGGTAGGTTTGCTGGTAATCTACTTGGTGGCCCATTGGGCATTGCCCTATTTGGGATAATGTTTTTACTACCAAGGCTGATAAGTGCATTCTCAGATAATACCAATTCTCACAATGATAACACTTCAGCAGTTTCTACTAACAATGCAATAGAGATGGAGAAACTAAGGAGATCTACAACACTTAACCAGGAAGAACAGAACATTATGTTGGCTAGGTCATTGGATAACCTTGCACTAGCACTGGGTTCAGGTGGCCCTGCTGCAACATTGATAATAAATGTAGATGGTAAAGAAACTACAAGGAAAGAAATACAAAAAAGTAATAGTGAACAGGTTATAAACATAGGGTCATATTAATTATGGAAAAATCTAATAAATGGAGGGACCTGTTACTAAAGAACAGGGGTGGTAGGGAGTTATTACCAGTACCTCTACCACAATTACAGAATGTATACAATAGTATTACACAGGATGGTAATGTATCACCCTTATTAACTAGTCCCCTTAACAAACTTTGGAGGGCTAGGATTATAATGAATAGGGCCACATCTCCCATGGAAAAACACCATGATACTAAAATAATTGAAAAGGTTATAACTACAAGGGAGAATAGACTTAAAAGGGATAACCAATTATCAAAGGTAATAAATACTCCTGATAAACTAAATTACTCTAGAGCACCTGAAACTAAAAGGTCTATAACTAATCATGTAATTATAATCAACCCACATACTAAACCCATAACTAAACTTATCCTACAAGCTTTTTCAAATATAGAAGTAACACCAGAGTCAACCTGGGCAGTTGTAAAAAGCATGGGTAGGAATAATCCCTTCTATATGTTCACTGGTTCTGAGGATACTCTATCCCTTGAGATATCCTGGTATTCCATGGATGATAACCGGGAAGATGTAATAAATAAATGTAGGTTACTAGAGTCATGGACTAAATCAGATGGTTACACTTCATCACCACCCACTTTATGGATATCCTGGGGAAATTCTGGTATGTTTGAAGGTGACTCATTCATACTTAAGTCTGCCCCATATAAGCCATCTAACTTTCAAAACTCTTATAGGAAGGGTGAAAGGAAATCAACAAATGAAATTATAGATTTAAAATTATTCCCAAATTCAGCTACTCAGACCCTTACATTCAACAGGGTTACAAGTGATAACAGGAAGCATGAAGATATAATTCCAAATTCTAAATTAAAAACTACTAGAGGAGTAATATTATAACCTATGCAAGATACAACAAGCCCATATAGTAATGCCTACGGTTTAGAATATGAAAATGGTGATATCATTTTACAAAGGGTACCATTTGATTATACACCAAGTGAATTTGATGTAATCCATACTGTTAAAGATGGTGAAAACATACAAAGCATATCATATCAGTATTATGGTGACTCTGGTAGGTGGGGTGATATAGCTGATGCAAATGCTATATATAACCCCATTGTAGAACTAGTACCAGAACTCCAATTAATTATACCAGATGGAAGACAATAAACCTATACTTAAGGATGGGACTGGCACACCCTATATAGCTATATTTAATTCGAGGGGTAAGCCTATTATAGACCCTAAGAATAAGATACCAATAGGTATGAATGTTTATGATTGGTGGTATGAGTATAATGAAGAAAAAGAAGATAGTGCAGAAATAGCACTTGAAACTGATAACCCCAACTTAGTAGATCACCCAGACCTAAATATCCAATCAACTATAAATATGCAATGGGGTTACATATATGCTGATGGTACTAGTCATTGTGGTCCAGTAAGGACTGTAATAATACGAGATACTAATGTAGAGTTTGGAACTAATGGTACCAGGCTAGTTTTAATCTGTACTGATAGCTTTGCAACTACTAAAACTACTCCAGCTGACATGGAGGAAAAGGCATTCATAATGTGGGTAAAGAATAATATACAAGGTAAATTCTTTGTTGAAATAATAGACCACACTACAAATACCCAACTGTATATAAAACCAGTAATAAAGAAACAGCCCAATGCCCAACAAGATAAATAAAGTATTCTTATCACCACAGTCTGCTACACCAGATTCTGTTACTGGTAAGACTAGTCAGGATGATATAGGCACTGTAATAATGAATACTAATATGACCCTATCAGGTGAGTCATCAAAGTATGGTGAAGGTGATACCTTTTCAATGGAGAATCAGAAAATATCATCCATGAGGATTATGACTGGTACTGGTAAAAACCTATGGAACCAGTTAAAGAAAATGGCTAATCAGTTACCTAATGCACCATATATGATGGATAGCCGGGATGGTGGTATAGTTATACATAATCACCATTTCAACCAAACAACTAAGTTACATTATACATATGCTGGTGGTAATGGCGAACTAATAAGGGTATCCTTTAAAACACAAAAGAAGGTTGCCCCATTAGATGTAACTGCTAGTTCAAAGATTGATCCAGAAACCAAAACAATAGAAACAACAGTTAAACAAGGTATCCAAGTACCATGGAGATTATACCAACCGATGTCTGAGGAAGATAGGAATAGTAGGCAATTACAACAATCCTGGCATTCTGATGTTGATCCCATGGTAGCAGGTGGTAAACTATCCATGGATGACATACAAAAATCAATTATTAAGGGTAGGAGTATAAGTAGTAGGCCAAAACAACTATCAGAGCTTGAGATTCAGAAGGGTTACTATAAAAGGTATAAGTATGAGAAAGAAGTAAAAGATGAATATTCTAAAAATTATGATATAACCCAGGAAGATGTTACCTCATATTTTAACCAGGCTAAGAGTAAGTTCACCAATTACCTTGCTGATGCTAAAAGGACAGGCAATATAGAGCCTCTTCTTAAATCCACTTCTATGGGTAAGTTTATAGTAAAGAAAAAAGTTACTATAAAGTCTTGGGTTAATCCATATGAGTATGCCCAAAAGGAAGGTAACAATAGTGGCAATCACCCAAAGGGGAGTTATAACTATGGTCTAGAGATAATGAAGAGTTCTCCTAATATTGTTGTATTAGATAAACTCAGCCCTAAGGGTACACAAAAATTTACTGGGGATGAAAACATAACTGGTAAAAATGCTAATGATCGTAACACTAAAGTATTAGCTATTGTTGATAAAGAGATTGAAATAGAGCTGGATGGTGCAAGGGTATTTGCAGCTGCAACCCCCCAGCAAATTGCTGATATATATGCAGAGAATGACATATTAACTACTAGTTTAAAACAAGTAGTAGGTACAATGGTAACAGTAGGTAGGCCAGAATTATGTACTAGTATGGTAATAGGTGTAGCTAATATATCTAATAAATACAGTGGTGGGTGGTATACTAAAAAAGTAAAACATACATTCAATAATTCAGGGTACATATGCGAAGCTGAGATTATTAGGAATGGTACACCTATAACAGTTGCAACCACCCACTCTAGAGTTCATACACCATCAGTATACAATGAGTTAAATAAGGTAGCTAAAGATAAAATAGCTGCAAATAATACTGTTGATACCTCAACTGAGGTTAAACAAGCATTAAAAACATATTATGAAAAGAACCCAGGTAAGAAGGATACTAATATTGGTACAGTAGTTACACCTACATCTACAGGTACTAAAATTGAAATATATCCAGCTAAAGAAGAGAGGACTAATATATCTAATGCTAGGGAAGATGTAAAAAAGAAACTTAAATAACACTACTATAATGAATATCGGAGAAGTTATATCAGATAGGGGATTAGAAGCAATAGGCAGGTACTACTCTAAGTACCGTGCTATTGTTGTTGAAAATAAAGACCCAGATGACCTGGGTAAACTAGCAGTAATAGTACCACAAATTGGGATGAATAATTCAGTATGGGCATACCCCTGTATAAATGATGGTACAACTAAAGCTGGTTTTAAATGGCTAACACCTAAGATAGGTGCTATCATTTATGTAGAGTTCCAAATGGGTGACCCATTATACCCATTATGGTCTTATCATGGTTGGGCAAAAGGCGAGAAACCCAATGAGCTAAAAGGTTTAGATAATATAGGTTTTGTAACACCACATGGTCATATGGTTGTATTAAATGATATAACTGGGGAATTAACCATATCTCTAAAAGACCCTGAAAATGAGAAAAAAGAAGTAACAAATATCCATGCTAATAATGGGGAGTTTACTTTAGACACCACAGATGATATAGTAATAAAGGGGAGTAAGATACATATGATGGGTGCACAGGTTGGTACTACTTTAACAGATAAGTTACTAATAAAATTAAACCTGCTAGAAACCGAGTTAAATACTTTAAAAGCCGCCCTAGCTACAAGCTCAGCAACTGCAGCATTACTACCAATACTAGTACCTACTTATGTTCCCCTTGCAGCTTGGTCTGCTTTACCCCCTTTAGTGTTAACCAAAATGATTGACATAGAGAATAAAGAAATACTACAATGAATAATGACATACTAAAAAATGCTATAGGTTCTGGGGTATTATTCCCTATAGAATTAACCTTAACCAGTGACAATACCCATACTTGGGGGACAGTATCTGGTGATATATCTCTGATAGAGAATAATTTAAGGTCATTGCTATTTTACCAATTAGGGCAAAAGATAAGGGAAGAGAGTTTTGGTACCCGACTACAAGAATGCCTTGAAGAACAAAATACCCAATTACTAACTTTCCTAGTAAAACGATTTGTTATAACAAGTATAAAACTATGGGAGCCAAGAGTAGTATTACTAGCAAATGATGTAATGGTTACCCAGGTAGATGAATTTCTAAATCTAACCCTATTACCAAAAGTAATTGTTACCCAAAATGTATTAAACATAGATTTTAATTATAACACTAAAACAGGAAACCTATATGTCAACAACTAACCCATGGCTTAACCCTTTACAAAGGTCATATAACCAGATAAAGGCAAAACTTATTGAGAACTTAAAACTTAAGGTTCCAGAAATAACAGATTTTAGTGAGGGTAACATATTCATGATCCTTATTAGTATCTTTGCTTCTATTTCAGAAGTACTGCATTATTATATTGATAACATGGCATCAGAAACTTTCTTTATAACTGCAAGAAGGTATTCTTCATTAAAGAAACATGCTAAGATGGTAGACTACCATATAAGGTGTGCAAACCCATCTCAGGTAGATATATTGCTAAGCCTTGTAGATGGTGGAGTATTAGGCCAGGATATATACATACCATCAGGGATAGTATTTACATCATTAGATGGTAAACCCTATTTATCCACAAAAAACCTTATGTGGAAGGCTGGTAGTTATAGTATACTAGTTCCCGTAATACAAAAAGAGTTAGTAGAAGAGGTAACATTTGGTATAAATACATCAGATGACATTGTTATATACTTGGGTACATTAGGCAATGGCTTATTTTATGCAGAAGGCTCTATGTCAATAAGCTTAAGTGGTATACCATGGGAGTTGGTAGATACTTTTGCATATAGTAAACCAAATAGTAAACACTATATGGTAGAGTTAGATGATAACTACTTGCCATATATAAAATTTGGTAATGGTACATATGGTATGAAACCCCCAACTAATAGTACTATAGTTGGTAGTTTTTATGCTACTTATGGAGACCTGGGTAATCAACCAGCTGGTACTATTACAGCTATACCCCAAACACTATTCTTTCAATTACCTGAGGGTGTAAGTATAACCTGCATAAACCCACATGCTTCAACAGGTGGTAGTAATTATGAAAACTTTGATATGGTAAAAGAAAACTTACCCCTAAGTATAAAGACCTTAGGTGTTGCCGTATCAGCAGATGATTATGAATCAATTGCTAGGTTAGCACCAGGAGTAGATAAGGCATACGTAAATTATAAATGTGGTAAGTTCATAGATATATATATAACCCCATATGCAGGTGGTATTGCTTCTAGTGGTCTATTAGATGATACCTATAAGTTCATCCTTAAAAGGAAGGTGATTACCACTAGTATTAAACTATACCCCACAATTGAGGCCCATATAGTATTAGCTGCAACCATAACTGGTAAAAAATCGTTTAAAGCAAATGATATAAACCTACAGGTAATAAATTCACTATTCTCAAGCTACAGCTATAATACAAGCGATATTGCTAAACCTGTAAGGTTATCAGACCTATATTCTTTAATTGATAACCTACCAATGGTGGACTTCCTTAAGATTGATAACCTGTATATCATACCCATTTTTACTAAAGTTGGTGCTACTACCCAGGTAATAAATATAAACTCTATAAATTTAATCACAGTATTAAACACTAACACCTATGTGATTAAGTTTAGTTCTATAGACGGTAAGTTACATATATTAAGAGGCAATAACCAGGATACTGGGGTTACAATAACACCCAGCACACCAACTACTATAAACCTAGATGGAAATAACTGGCAGGTAAATATAAGTCCCCCCACTAGTGGAGTTTATACTAATGGTGATATGTGGAGATTCACCTTACCACAAAACAAAATTGACCAAGAGATAAGTGACTTTACCATCCCCATATTCAATGACATAAGCAATATCACCTTAGTTATAAATGAAGTAGTATGATAAATTTGAAAAGCTTAATAGACTTGTTACCTATATATTTCAAGGATAGGGACACATATAAAAATGAAGAAGAAGA